GCCGGCAGGTGGCTGTCTTGGTCTGGTTCGTCCTCATGGCTTCACCATAGCATCACCGTGATGCCATACGCAAGCCGGTTTGATACTAGACATGAGCCGGTTCAGGGTTACACTGACGCCATGGTGAAGAAAATATCGCTGCGGCTGCCCGACGAGCTCCACGACCAGGTGAAGGCTGCGGCCGAGCGCAACCGCCGATCGCTGCACGCCGAGATCCTCTGGCGGCTGGAGCAGGAGCCGCAGGAGCCGAAGGCAGAGGGCGGCAAGTGAGCGGCTGCCGCTCCCGCGCCGGCCTCTGCAAGACCCACCGGCGCTACTACATGGACTGCGCGACGTTCAGCGCGCTGTGGAAGCGTGCACGCGGCCGGTGCGAGGACGAGGCGACGGCGAAGGCGGCACTGGAGCCGGAATGGTCCGGCGACCGCACCGCCGGCATCTGGCATCCCGACGGGGATGGCTGCTGCATAAGGGACGAGAGCGGCGAGTACATGGCCGAACGCGGCCTGACGGAGGACGTCACCGCCCACATCGCCCGCCACGACCCGGCGCGCGTGCTGCGCGAGGTCGCGGCGAAGCGGGCGATCCTGGCTGAGTGTGAGCCTCGGCCGGGGATCGGCATCGTTGCCATAGAACTGGCGGCACAGCGCATATTGCGTCACCTCGCCGCCGTCTGGAACGACCACCCGGACTACCGGCCGGAGTGGAAGCCGTGAGCGACGACAACGACCGCGAGCTAGCCGAGCTCATCGGCCCGTGCGTACTGCTCAGCCGTGTCAGCGACCGGACAGTGCACCGCATCCCCCAGGTGCTCACCGAGGACCCACCGGCGCTCCGCGCATGGCTCGAGATGGCCGGCCAGCCGTGACCGCGCCCGCTCCGGAACGCCGCGAGCACAGGTACAAGCCCAGCGGATCAGCCCTTGAGCTGTTCAAATGCCGCGACCCCGAGGTCGTCCTCAGCGGCGCGGCAGGCACCGGCAAGACCCGGGCCGCCGCCGAGAAGGTGCACGCGATGTGCCTCCTCAACCCGGGACTGAGGGCACTCATCTGCCGGAAAACCGCCGTGTCGCTCACCAGCACCACCCTCGTCACCTTCCGCGAGCACGTCGCGAAGGAGGCGCTCGAATCGGGTGAGCTGAAGTTCTACGGCGGCAGCCAGCAGGAGGCGGCCAGCTACCAGTACGCGAACGGCTCGTCGATCACCGTGGGCGGCCTCGACAAGGCCACGCGGCTGATGTCCTCGGAATACGACATCGCCTACGTCGGCGAGGCAACCGAGCTCACCGAGGACGACTGGGAGATGATCACCACCCGCCTCCGCAACGGCCGGATCTCGTTCCAGCAGCTGATGGCCGACTGCAACCCGGACGCCCCGCACCACTGGCTGAAACGCCGCGCCGACCGCGGCGCGTGCACGATGATCTACTGCCGCCACGAGGACAACCCGCGGCTGTACGACGCCGAGACGGGCACGTGGACGCCGGAGGGCGCCGTCTACGTGGAGCGGCTCGACGCACTGACCGGCGTGCGCCGCGAGCGGCTCCGCTACGGCCGGTGGGCCGCCGCCGAGGGCCTCGTCTACGAGTCGTTCGACCCGCTGCTGCACCTGTCGACCCGGTTCAACCGCAACAGCCTGCCGCCGAAAGACTGGCCGCGCTACCTGGCGATTGACTTCGGTTTTCGTAACCCCACATGCGTGCAGTGGTGGGTGGAGGACCCGGACGGCCGCCTGTACATGTACCGCGAGATCTACATGACGGGCCGCCTGGTGGAGGATCACGCGAAGCAGATCGCGAAGCTGCAGAAAACCAGGCACGGCCCGGAGCCCGCGCCGCGTGCCGTCATCTGCGACCACGACGCCGAGGACCGCGCCACGCTGGAACGCCATCTCGGCTACAGCACCACCGCCGCCATGAAGGACGTGCTGCCCGGCATCGAGGCGGTGCAGGCCAGGCTGCGGCCGGACGGGACCGGGAAGCCGGGCCTGTACATCTGCCACGACGCCCTCGTGGAACCCGACCCGGCGCTAGCGGAGGCGAAGAAGCCCACCTGTACCGCCGAGGAGATCGTCGAGTACGTGTGGGATCCGTCGTCGCCGCCGTCGCTGAACGGGCAGCCGAAGGAAGCGCCATTGAAACGTAACGATCATGGCTGCGACTGCATACGCTACGTAACCGCCCACGTGGACCTGGTGGGCAGCGTGCGGCTCCGCTACTTCAGCATGCGGTAGCCAGGTCCAGGCAGCGGCACCGAATCCCGATTCTCCACGGTGCATACCGCGATGCGCGATGATCCCTTCGCGCCAGGAAGGCCGAGATGCTAACCCCGGCCCGTCTCGCGTAGCGCGGCGTCCTTGTTTTGTTGATCGTCCTGTTGAACGACGCTGCCCGTGGGCAGGGCCTTGGCGGCACCAAGCGTAGCCGACTGCCCCGCGTTTGTAGCTTCTGTACAGCTCGTGATGCATCCGTGATGCAGTTTGCCTAGTTCGCCTTGTGTGATACCTGCAAATGTGGTGCTAGCCTGTGGCTGTCGCGTAAGAGCCGGAAGCGGGGAAAGATCAGCTTCCGGCCTCTTTCGCGACGACCCGCTTCCGGCTCTCCGATCGAGGGGAGCCGCATGGCCGCTGTCACCGCGCCGTCCGGGCGGTCGCTGCTCGGCAAGCTGGCGGGCGCAGCCGCGCAGCGCGCAGCGGCGAAGCAGCGCCCGTCGCGTGCCGCCGCGTTCCTCGCCGACCACACCGGCACCCTCACCGCGCTCGGCTTCGCTGACACCGCCTGCTGGCACTGGGGCACGACGGCCGGGCTGATCGGGACTGCCGTGGCGATCCTGGTGGCCGAGTTCAAGATCCGCGGCTGACGTGCGCCGCTTCGCCTGCTACCGGCCGAATCCTCCCGAGGGCTATCGCGAGCAGGGGGCAGCCAATGCGCCGGATGAAGTGCAGTTTGAGGGCGTGGTTTTCAGCGATGGCACCGTTTGCGTTCGCTGGCTCACGGAGTTCCGGTCGCACTCAGTGTGGGCTTCCATGGCCGACCTGGAACGAATTCACGGACATCCTGAATACGGAACCGTGATCAAGTGGCTGGACGCCTGAAGTGCCGTCGCTGATCGGGCAGGCGCTCGCCGTCCGCAACAAGGGCGGCCCCCCGGTCCCGGTCACCTCCCGCGCCTACCGCCGCGGCATGGCGTTCGACCTGGGCGGCAGCGGCGGGTCGAAAGAGTCGTACCTGCGCGCCTACACCCGCTCCGGCACCGTCTTCTCCATCGTCTCCCTGCTGCAGCAGGCCCCGGCATCGGTCCGCTGGCACCTGTACGCCCGCGACTCGGCATCCGACGCCCCCCGCTACGGCAGGCACGGCGACAGCGGCTCCGACCAGCGGAAAGAGAACAAGCGGCACCCGGCGATCAAGCTGTGGAACGCCCCCAACCAGTTCCACACCCGCTTCGAGTTCAACGAGGGCTGCAACCAGCACCTGGAGCTCACCGGGGAAACGTTCTGGGTCGCGAACCGCGAGGTCGCCACCTTCCCCACCGCCCTGTGGTACATCCGGCCCGACCGGATGGAGCCCGTCCCGTCCCCCGACGACTACCTCACCGGCTGGATCTACCACGGGCCGGGCGGCGAGGACGTGCCGCTGAAGCTCGACGAGGTGATCCACGAGAAGCTGCCGGACCCGCTGGACCCGTTCCGCGGCACCGGCCCGGTCGCCGCCGTCATGGACAACATCCAGCAGCAGGACTACGCCACCCAGTACCAGCGGAACCTGTTCCTGAACGGCGCCGACCCGGGCGGCATCATCACCGTCCCGTCGAAGATGTCCGACCGTGACTTCGACGACCTGACGGAGCGCTGGCGGGAGATGCACCAGGGCGTGGCCCGCGCGGGGCATGTGGGGGTGCTGGAGAACGGCGCCACCTGGGCGACGCAGGGCCAGTCGAACAAGGACCTCGAGTACGGGGGGCTGCGGCTCGCGAACCGGGATGAGCTGCGGGAGGCGTGGCGGATCCACAAGGCGATGCTCGGCACGTCCGATGACGTGAACCGGGCGAACGCGGAGACGGCGCAGGAAGTGTTCGCCGCCACTTTGCAGGTGCCGCGGCTGGAACGCCGCAAGGACACCCTCGACCACAAGCTGCTGCCCATGTTCGGGCCGTCGGACGCGGAGCGTTTCGAGTTCGACTACGAGAACCCGGTGCAGGAGAACCGCGAGCAGGCCAACGCGGAGATGATCGCCAAGTCGGCCGCGGCGGAGACGCTGATCTCGGCGGGGTTCGAGGCGTCCGCGGTGCTGGAGTGGGCGGGGCTGCCGGACATGCCGTGGACCGCGCCGGCCACGCCGCCGGAACCCAACGAGCAGACCGACATCAACCCGGGCCGCAGCCTGGCGAACCGTGCCCGCGAGACGGTGACGCTGACCCGGCCGGAGGCGAAGCGGGACGCGGCGGCGAAGGTGATCGCGCAGCTCGCCAGGGACTACCCGCCGGCCGCGATCGCGTGGGCGCATCACGCGCCGTGGTCCGGGCCGGTGAAGCTGCCCGCCTCGCACATCGAGCCGGACATGAAGTGGCTGGATCTGGCCGACCCGAACCACGTCGCCGACTTCGTGGAGGAGATCGCGGCCGGGAAGAAGCTGAAGCCGGTCATCCTCGTCAAGACCCCCGGCAGCGACAAGCCGAAGCTCGTCGACGGCCACCACCGCTACCTGGCGTCCGTGCAGGAAGACAAGCCGGTCCGGGCGTTCATCGGCGTCGTCGGCACCGACCACGGGCCGTGGGAAGCGATGCACGACTACCAGGACGACAGCGGCAGGCGCGGCGCCGCCTCGAATCAGCTCAGGCCGTACGGTGACGCCGAGCAGATGGCGGCGACCCTGCGGCGCATCCTCGGCGACGGCTACGTCCCGGTCGAACTGGAAGGAGCGCTCGATGCGTCACGGAGCTAGGCCGCTGCGGTCCACGCGCAGGCTCCAGAACCTGCAGACCGCCCTGCCGGGGTGGTACTCGGTCAAGAACCAGGCCGACGGCCCGACGCTCGTCAGCATCTACGACGAGGTCGGAATGATGGGCACTTCGGCGCAGCCGTTCGTCGACGAGCTGCGGACGATCAAGGGCGACATCGAGCTGCACGTTAATAGCCCCGGTGGCGACGTCTTCGACGGCATCGCCATCTACAACGCCCTGCGGCAGGCACAGCAGCGCGGAACGGTGCACGTGGTTGTCGACGGCCTGGCGGCGTCGGCTGCCTCGTTCATCGCGCAGGCCGCGTCGCCGGGGCACCTTGAGATGGCGCCGCACAGCCAGATGATGATTCACGACGGCTTTGCGCTCTGCGTCGGCAATGCCGCTGACCTGCGGGAAACCGCCGAGCTGCTTGACAAGGCGTCCGACAACATTGCCGGGATCTACGCCGACCGGACAGGCAAGCCCGCGGCCTACTGGCGGGAGAAGATGAAGGCCGAGGCATGGCTGTCCGATGAGGAAGCCGTGGCCGAGGGCCTCGCTGACCGGGTGCAGGGCAGCGACGACGAGCAGGCGAAGCCGGGCGACTGGGACCTGTCCGTCTACGCCGCGGCCCGCAAGCCCGGCAAGGGCAGGAAGCGCAAGAAGGCCGCGCAGCCGTCGAAGGCGAACCCGGACCCGGACGGCGACGGCGATGACGACACCAGCGCGCAGGGTGATACCGACCACGACTACGTGATGCCGGATGGCTCCCCCGGCCCGAAGAAGCGGAAGGCCGCCGCGCAGGTGCGGCTGCCGATCCGGGCCGCGAAGCCGGAGGTCGACAACTCGGCGTGGGACGGCCCGGCGGCCATGTCCGCCGCGGCCAAGTCGGATGACCCGGCGGCCGCGCTCCGTGCGATCTGCGCGGGCCGCCGGTCCGGCCCCGCGGACGAAGAGGGCTCCTACGCGCTGCCGTACCGCAAGACCCCCTCGTCCCCGCCGAACGCGGCCGGGGTGCGGAACGCGCTCGCGCGCCTCCCGCAGACCAAGGGCCTCACCAACGCGGAAGAGGCCAGGGCCACGCTCGAACGGCTCATGAAGGAGATCAGCCCGGATTCCCCGGGTGACCACATCGACCCGGCGCTGCTGGCCTCGGCGCTGGCATTCGGCCTGGAAGGAGCAGCAAGTGCCTAAGACCATCGCCCCCCCGTCCGGGCCCGACGCCCTGCGGGAGATCCTGGAAAGCCCGGACACGCTGAAGGCGTACTTCACCGCCGAGGCGGTCAAGAACGGCGACACGAAGGCGTTCCTCGACGCCTACGCCGCCGACTACGTCAAGCGCAACCCCGACACTCACGACGACATGCGCACCCAGGTGCAGAGCGTGCTGTTCGACATGATCCGGGAGAACGGCGGCGGCCGGAAGCCGCTCGGCCTGGACCTGGCCAACGCGGTCAGCTTCAAGGGCGGCCGCCCCGAGCTGCGCCTGTCCCCGGACGGCTCCCCGTCGGTCAGCCACGGCCGCGGCGCCGTCTACAACATGAACGCCGACGGCGCCCACTTCGAGAAGGCCTACCGCGACGAGGACCGGTTCCTGTCCGTCGGCGAATACTGCCAGGCGATCCGCGAGGAAGCCCGGCCGAGCTCGGCGAAGAACCGCAAGGACCTGCTGCAGAAGCTGGAGAACGTCCGCTCGTTCCAGAACTCGTTCGGGTCCGAGGACCCGGCGGCGGGCGGGTTCCTGATCCCGGAGAAGATGCGGTCCGAGCTGCTGCAGCTCGCGCTGGAGGAGTCGATCGTCCGCGCCCGCGCCACCGTCATCCCCATGTCGACGCTGCGGGTGCCGATCCCCACCGTGGATGACACGAGCCACGTCTCCTCGCTGTTCGGCGGCGTCCAGTTCTACTGGACCGAGGAAGCGGCGAGCCTTACCGAGTCGCAGGCCAAGTTCGGCCGCGTCGTCCTCGACGCCAAGAAGCTCACCGGCTTCTTCAAGGTCCCCAACGAGCTGCTCGCCGACGCGCCCGCGTTCTCCGGCTGGTTCGACTCCCGCATCCCGGCGGGCCTCGCCTGGTCCGAGGATGTCGCGTTCCTGTCCGAAACCGGCGCGGGCACCCCGCAGGGCGTCATCGGCGCCCCCGCCTACATCGAGATCACCCGCGGCGAGTCCGGCGCGACGTTCTCGTGGGCCGACCTGGTGACCATGTACTCCCGGATGCTGCCGACCTCGCTGAAGAACGCGGTGTGGGTCGCGTCCATCGACACGTTCCCGGTGCTGGCGCAGCTCACCCTGTCCACGCCCGGCATCTGGATGGGCGGCTACAACGCGGTCACCGCGGCCGACTCCCCGCCCATCTCCATCATGGGCCGGCCGGTGATCTTCACCGAGAAGGTCGGGCCGCTGGGGCAGCCGGGAGACATCTCGTTCATCGACTTCTCCTACTATCTCATCGGCGACCGCCAGTCCGTCGCGGTGGCCGCGTCCGACCAGTTTGCCTTCCAGAACGATCAGACTGCTTATAGAATCATTGAGCGCGTTGACGGCCGCCCATGGCTCCAGTCCGCGCTTACGCCGCATAACGGCAGCTCAGCCACTCTCTCACCGTATGTCGGCCTCGCCGTCCATTCCTGACCGATTGTAGGCCGGGCGGCATTTAGAACCCCGCCCGGCCGAATTAGCAAAACAGCAGTTACGCCCTGTTCCAAGGAGAAATGTAATGGCAGGAATGCGCGCCCTCGGGCGCCTGTACGACGTGGTGCCGGGCCTGGCGGCCGGCAACACGATCACGGTGGCCCTCAAGGACTGCTCGGGCATCGGGTTCGTGATGACCGCCCTGCAGACGGCGACGGCGACAATCACCGTGTCCGGGTGCACCGCCTACTCCGGCGGCACCACGACAGCGTGGACGCCGGCGAACGGGTTCGGGCAGCCGGGCACCTACTACTACCGGTCGGCGGCCACCGCGGCATGGACCGCGGCGTCCACGTCCTGGTCCTCGAACGCGGTCACCCTGTCGTCGACGTCGGGCTACATCAGCTACGTCGACTTCCTCGTCTCCGAGCTCGCCGACACCTACGACTACATCAAGGCCGTGGCGGGCGCGTCGACGACGATCCACGCGATCCTCTACGACCTGAACGTGCAGCGGACCCCCGCTAACCTGCGGATCCCGAGCGCCTGATGAGTGCCGTCCTGGACCAGGCCGCAGGGCCGGAGGCGCAGCCTGCAGGGCAGCTGCGCGCCGGGTCTGTGTTCTGGGCGTGCATTCACGGCGAGGACGTGAGGGGCGCGTTCATGTCGAGCGTGGTCGCGGCCCTCACGTCGCCCGCCAGGGACCTGCTCGGGTCGTTCTACGACCTGGCCAGCGGGCCGGTGCTTTCCATCGCGCGGAACACGTGCGCGGAGGAGTTCCTGCGCTCAGGCATGGAGTGGCTGTGGTTCGTGGACACGGACACGGTGTTCGGCCCGGACGTGCTTCCCCGGCTGCTGGCCCTCGCCCATCCGGTGAAGCGGCCGGTGCTGTCGGCGGCGGTGCCGGTCGGCGGCCGCGACCCGCGCGAGCGGATGGCGGTGACCGGCATCCCGGAGCTGTTCTGGGCCGCGTACCGCTCGGATGCGGTCGGCGGCCTGAAGCCGCTGCCCGCGCGGGAGCCGCTCGGCGAGCTGGAGCGGGTCGACGCGGTGGGCACCGGCTGCGTGCTGATCCACCGTGACGTCCTGGCCGCGGTCGGGCCGGGCCCGTTCTGCGAGCTGTCGGAAGGCAACGCGGTGATGGGCGAGGATCTCGCGTTCTGCCGCCGTGCCGACGCGCTCGGCGTGCCGATCCACGTGGCCGGGCAGGTGCGGGTGGGTCACGCGAAGGTCGTGACCCTCTGATGTGGGACTGCGCCGCGTGCGGGTGCAGGGCCATCGCGGCGGACCTGGCGCGGTGCCCGGCCTGCTCGCAGCCGAAGGGAGATGACATGCCGAAGATCACCAGCGGCGGGGCCACCAACGGATGGGAGC